CTGTGCCGAGAGCAGTCGTCAACACTGTAGAATCTTTTGATATCTTGATTGCAACAGAGGGTCAATTAAAAGATATCACAGAAGAAGTGGGCGAGACTTTTGATAATGCAGGTAAAGATATATCCAATGCTTTTGGTAAGTCAGTTATTGAGGGAGAAAACTTTGGAGATGCAATGAAAAATATATTTAAAGATGTAGCATCACAAATCGTTGCGACTATAACTCAAATACTAATCATAGAACCATTAATCAGAAGATTGAAAAAGTCTTTAAAAGAAATAAGTGGTGGTGGCGATTTGAGTGTAGGTGGTGTCCTAAAAAGTGTCGGCACTGCAATTTTAGGCGACACTATCAGTGGATTTTTTGCAAATGGTGGTTATATGCCACCTAACAGACCTGCAATAGTAGGTGAGAGAGGTGCAGAGATGATAGTTCCAAGAACTGCATCAACAGTAATACCTAATAATGAACTAGGTGGATCAGTAGTCGTGAATCAATCTTTAAACTTTTCTACAGGGATCGTACCAACAGTGAGAGCAGAGGTTTTAAACATGCTACCTACAATAAAACAAGAAACAATCAATGCAGTCGCAGAGACCAGAAGTCGTGGTGGGTCGTTTGCAAGGACATTTGGTGCATAATGGCAGAACCTACTTATCCATTAACTTTTCCAACTAATGTAGGATTTACTACAAGTGAATGGAAAATCATTAGAACAGTTGCAGTGACAGAATCACCATTTACTTACAGTCAAACTGCACATCAATTCACTGGTGCTAAATGGCAGACAACAGTTCAGCTACCACCAATGAAAAGAGAAGTTGCAGTTGAGTATCAAGCATTTTTTATGCAGTTGCATGGCAGGTTTGGAACATTCTTACTTGGCGACCCAGATGCAAAAACAATCAGAGGTGCAGAAACCATTTCACCTACAGTCAATGGTTCACATGCAGTTGGTGCATACGATATCGCAATCAAAGGTGCTAGTGCATCAGCAACAGTTTTTAAAAAAGGTGATTATGTGCAATTCGGTACAGGTGCAACATCTAAACTTCATATCTTGGTTGCAGACTGCACATCAAATGGTTCTGGTAATGCAACTATGAATATTGAACCACCTTTGAAATCAGCATTGAGTAATGATGCAACCATCACATATACCAATGCAAAGGCAGTTATGAGAATGGATGCAAACGATTTAGGTTGGAATGCTAATAAGGTTTCAAATTATGGATTTGCATTTAGTTGCACAGAAGTATTATAAAAAAAAGACCAGAACTGAGTCTGGTCTTTCTTTTGGTTTTTTTTACATAATTTACAGGTGGTCTCTTGACAAGATATCTTTCATATCTCTAACTCCTATATCCCAAATCATTCTTGTGTTGTATAAGGATGAGTGCAAACATCTTAGTTTATTTAACATTTGTCTTGCATCATCATCTAATACTACATTATCGCCAACAACAGCATGATGATATAAGTCCATAAAGTCCAAATCTGGATTAAAAAAATCACTCTTATTGGAATCATTTTTATGTGTATCCAACAGGTCTCTTAACATATCGATAATATATTCATTCAATTTTTTCAAATCATTTGATACATTATCTGTTCTATCATCAACACCTTTAATAGCATCACCTTGAAATTGTCGCATATTGTCGTTCATAATTGTCATTTTGTTTTCTCCTAATTTTAGTTTATATACGAATTGTATATGATAAAAACAACATTTGCAAATCTTTTTTATCAGATACATCAAAATAATTAATTACCTTATTAGAGCCTGTAATAGCTTGATTTTGACCATTTTATCTAAAATACCTATGATATACCCAGAAAAAAAGAACCCAGTATAATGTGGGAATACTGGGTCATGAGGGGTGAAAATAAATATGAATTATATTATTATACTCCAGAATATAGAAATTACACTAACAAATATTACTGCTCTCCATATTTCTGGTATGTCATCACATATATCTTTTATCTTATCTAGCATTTTTTTGACCTCTATAATGGTACACATCATAATGTGTATGTTTTTTGTTAACTCTCTCAGTTTCAATTATATGACCATTCTTTTTCATTTCACATACGATATTTGAAATACCATGTAAAAAATCAAACTTATGAATGACCTCTCTGTTAGTGGCTTTTTTTCTTTTGATGAACCACTGTCGTATCTTTTCACTTTTATTTTCCATTTTTAGTTTCCTCTTCTATCAGTTTATCTATATACCACCGAGCCTTTTTTAAATCCTCTAGTGGCTTTCCTTTGTGTTTATACCTACAAACATATTTAACAACATTTCCTTGTAGGTAATTCATTTTCTGATCTAGGATGAACACAATAACTTCGATATTACCTTGAGTGTAATGACTTGGACTATTAATATTATCTACCATCTTCTTTATCCTTAAGTAAATTAGTAAAATGATTTAAAGCAGTTAGATCAGATTCATGTGCCTTTTTTGGTATGGTAGGGTCTCCATTTTTATATCTCTCAATTCTATTTTTTAAAAGTTCTATCAATTTATTTATTGTTATCATTTACCGACTCCTTGTATTTTATTTGATTACATAATTGTTCAAAAAATTTAGTGTCGAGATTATGTTTGTTGATGTCTGATGCTACAATTATTAATTCATTCACAGTATCTTCATTCCATTCTTCACTATGTAATAAATTGTTAAACTGCTCTGATTTTTTATTAGACATCTTTTTAAGTTTCAATTTAACTTCTGTAAGTCGACCCAAAACTTCTTGTAGTGTCATTTTTTTATCTGTCATGTTTTATCTCCAAGATTCTCCATTAATCCATGCCACAATACATTCTCTAATACCAGTTTTAACTGGTCTCACTCTGTGATGCAGAAAACTTGTGAATGCAATTAATGTATTTGATTTATCAGCGAGTAGAACTTTCTCTCCATCATGTTGGATTTCTAACTCACCACCTGTAAATTCTGAGTTCAATACATAACTGATGCTGATTTTTCTCATACTACCTGCACCAGAATCAATGTCTGAATGCCAGTCATAAAAATCACCAACATTATATCTTAGATATTGTATGTCTTGAATAGCAGAAACTCTGTAATTGAATATCTCATTTAGATCGCAAACTGCAAAATTAATATGGTCACCAATATAAGACTTGGTTGGTATTCTCCAAGCAGATACTTTTCTAATACCATCTTGACCAGATTTGACATTTGCATTAATTGGCTCTCTAATTTCTTTTATTTCATCTATGAAATCTTTTCTTGTCACATCATCAATTTTTCTTTTAGCAACTCCATACTGAGGTGTTGCATCCATATCTGGTTGACAATTTCTTATGAAGTAAGATGATTTCATTGGTGAGAAACTACTCATTAGTTGTTATCTCCCTGCATATTAATTTATTTTGTTTACTTCTGGAAATACTAAAACCACTGCCAAAGGCTTTTCTACAATCATCTGGTACTAATGATTTTAGGTCGGTGATTGCACTTTTGTTTTTCTCTACAAATGGTTTGGTTTCTTTGATAACTTTTGTTATCTCATCCCATCTTAGATTTTTGGTCATATCAATCGTGGTCATACCATCAAGTTTAATGTTAGTTGGTATCTTGTCTTTAAGTTCTTTAAACTCAGTAGGTTCAGTATCAGATTGTACATAAGACCAAAACTTTTCCTCTGCCTTGTATAAGTCATTCTGGAAAGTATAATCAGATTCAATAGATACATATTCATATTTAACATTACCAAAAAACACCGATAGATAAACTTCATTAGCACCACTATGCATCATGTAATGTTGCAGTTGTGGATAATAATAACTTGCTACATTTTCAATAGTGTTGTTTTGATTTGTATGTTTACATTCAACGACAATGTTATCTTCTTTAATTAATCCATCTAAATGACTCATCATAAAACCTTTTTGTTCTAGTTCTACTTCTCTACTCACTTTTTTGTTAGATGCTCTTTCCAAAAAGTCTATGTTTAAACTCTCTGTAGCAATACCAATTTGCACTGGTACTACATCTGATAGGTCCTCTGATTCTTTTCTTTTGGTTTTAATCAACCATAATTCATGCCAGTCGCCAGATATTATTTTATTGGCATCTGACCCACCAATACCTTTTGTTCTATC